TGCCTTGACCATATTCTTGATCGCCCAACGAGGCTGATTGCCTACGATGCTCCATGCTTCTTGTATTGACATTATGCCGCCTTCCTTTGTTTCATCATTTCAATATGTCTGTTCAACATATCAATATGATCTTTGATTGCATCTTCTTCAAGTGGTTTCATGTCTGCGATTTCTTTCGCAGGATTGTCATAATGTGTATAAAACCATTCACCAGTTTCTTTACCCATATAATCTTTCTTGCCGTTTTCTTTGAAGACATAAAGATATTCTTCGCCACTGTTAAATGCTTCGTCTAACAAGCAGACGCCATTAAGGTGTCTCTTAGGACCTTGATCCTTTTCGCCTCTGTCTCTGCCGTAATAACAGTTCTGAACTTCGTGTAAAGGATTTGATCTGTCGTCAAAGTCGATCTTTTGTCCGACCATGTATCTCCATGATGAAGCATTACCTAATTCAATTGCTTCTTCAATCTTATCATAGTTCTCCCAATGATCGATTAGTGTATAACCTAACCCACCTGGATAACCGTCCCAATGTTGATATGATGAAATGTATGAACCGTCTTTTAGTTCTAAACCTATTCTTGCCCTTGTTGCCATGTTTGCCTCTCTTTGTTATGCCTTGTTGCCTTATTATGTTTATACTATAGCACCTCTTTATCTAAAGGTCAACCCCTAATTTACCAAATATTTCTGCCAGTTTTTTATGAGCCATTTCTCAATAACCGGCAATCCATATTCATCTTCGTCAGTGACAATATAGGCCACAGTCTTTTTCACATGGGCATACCTGAACCCAGAATCACCCCCAATCTGTCCGGATGCAACCCAAACCTTGTGTGGAAAATCTTCCATCACATTCATAGGCTCGTCGTTGTCTGAATACTCGAATGTCTTGCCAAAGTCTTTTTCAACAAAACGACCGATAGGGTCTTTGGTGTAGGTCAGGTATGCCATGTGTTCCTCCGTTTACTCTACAAATGAATCTACAGTTTTATCGTCTTTTTTCTTTCGACCTCTTTGAGGCTTCCATTTATATCTTAAGTCCTCTGGCGGTGTTCTTTCGCATGATGGACATATCGTAATCTTTCCGCCTCGAGCGAGAAAAGATTCGACTGTTTCGGTTGTGCTAAAAGGCACAGGTTTCTTCTTTGCCAAATGATTATTCCTTTATTTGAGATTGTGCTTGTTCTAATAAAATAGGATCTGCTGAAGTCAACTCTGCAAGAAGTAATCTTTTTTCTTCCAAATAAACTTTCGCGAAATTAGGATCGTATTCTACAATGGTTGAGGTGTTATCTATCATGTCAGCAACCTTTACAGTCTGCACCCAACCCGGAGCCTGAGATAGTCTTTGTCTGTCCATCTCTTTTCTTCTTGCTCTGTTAGGGCCTCCTTCTCTTGTAGGAGTATCAGTCAACAGGGCCACACCTTGTTCTACCTTAGGCCCGAATACTTCTCCAATGGTGTGCAATTCCACACCAGTGTCTTCAACCACATCATGCAACAAGGCCACGGCGTATGCCTCTTCTGGCAAGGTGTATTGAACATCCTGCAGAATGTCAGCCACCCTTTGTGGGTGAGTGTAATATGGCTCGCCGGTGTATTTTCTTTTCTGTCCGATGGCCTCATGTGCCGCCATTGAAAATACTTTGGCCTTCTCGTATAAATTCATATTAAGATCCTGTGACCAATGTTAATTCGTTGCCTTTAATTTCAAAGCCTTCGATATAGATATGATGCAAGTCGCATGATATTACAACGGCTTTATCTGCGGCCGCCCATACATCACCCCATCGCTTACCTTCGACAGGAACTGTGACGTCATATGGACCAAAGACATCGCATTTATGTCTAATGACTACATCATCTCCGAATGGATGATCGTTGCCAAACTGAATGCCTTCGTCATATATTGACCAAACAGTTTTAGCACCAAAGCCTTTACCATAAGTTGAAAAGTAATCCATCTGCTCAAAGAATGCTTTATCTTCGTCTGTGGTTATTTGAATGTTTTCCATGTTGCCCTCCAGCAAGTTAATTTCTAATTATGTTATTAGTATAAGGTCAAAAGAAAAGAAAGTCAACCGGAAAGTTGACTTTTTTTAATTTATTTTCCAGGGCATTCTTCCTGGTCAGGATGCCAATGAGTGACATCACCAGTTAAAAATCCATAGTCGTTATAAAAAATAGACATACCTGGCCATTCTTTACCTTCTTCGTCAACATACAGGCCTCCATAGAAGCCCCTATGCTTACCTACCACTTCAAAGAAGTACCAACAGGGTTCTCCTTCTTTTGGCAATCGTTCAGTCACACTAATCCAATTTTTCATATCAATCTCCTTTGTATATGATTAAAAATGTTTATGTGGTTTAGTGAATTGTATCTACGCCTGGTACAGGATTTTCGTGTTCCGTAATGCTTTTGATATTCTTTGGCTTGATTTCTGGACATTCTTCTTCCAGGGTAAGACAAGCGTCTTTGAAGCTCATAGCAATGACTTCATAGATCTCATTAGAGTCTAATTCAAAGTGAAATACTTTAGGCATTTAATAGTCCTTTCATTGTGTCGATTGTAGTCATTAAGTCGTTCTGTGTCAGAAAGCCTTTTACAGTATCTCCTGCTTCAGTGACTCCAGCCAATTCTGTTTGCTCACCATTAGGTCCAATGACAGCGATTTCATAAAGCCCCATCTTGCCACCATAGGACATCTTGTGCTTTACAATGCTCAACTGATGATCTGCGATTGGAACCATAGCCTGAACACCATCATACAATGGTTCGAATTTTAGGTCTGCGAATTGCATTTAACTTCTCCCTCTATTTTGATTTAGTCTGTTTCTTTCGCTTAGGCTTTTTTAATGTCTTGTATTCTTCAGAAGTCATACACGGTGGAAGAACTTCTATCTTACCTCCGTTTTTCAAAAACTCCTTCATTTTCTTTGCGAGAAATTCTTCTCTTCTTGTCTTATCGTCTGTGCCGTCATATAAAAATTTATTCATAATATAGTTATAATACCAGCCAGATAAAAAGTCAACCTAAAAGTTAACCAATTATTTGTCTGTGAGATCTTTTACGATCGCCGCACCTGAATTGATACCACCTTTGATAGTTCCAATCACTTCGTCTTGCGATCCTGGATTGAAATAAAGATAAGTGGCAATAACACCAATACCTATTCCTAATAGCAATCTCATTTCTTACTCCTTCGTTTTGTTGGTTGACGTTTATTGATATTGGGAATGATTTCCCATGCCGCAATCAATCCTTGCATCTGGCTTCCGCCTTTTGCTATGACTTCGTCATACTTCTTATGACGAGCCTCGATAAATTTTTGCTCTGGCATTTCAATACTTTTCATCCTATTAGACTTTCGGTTAGGATCTTTGAATCCCCAATTATTCTTTACCTTACCCATAGTCCCTTTTGTAATTTTTGATAAATTGATTTTACTCTGAAATTGTATGTGGTCTCATTCAATGCCAACCCTTTCAATTTGTCCTGCCACATAGCCTTGTAGATTGGATCCAATTGAGGATTGTTATCAAGCAGAGCCTTAATAGACTCTGCTCGTTGAAATTGTCTTTCTTCAGAGTAAGGACCCATTAAGCCTCTTCTCCGATACCCAATTTGGTAAGGTGATTACCTGGAACACGCCATTGGCCACTTGTTCCACAATCAATAATGATATACTTCTTATTGATCTTTTTAATTTTACCTGAAACCTGATTGCCTCTCTTACCAGTAAATCCTACAATGTCGCCAATCATAAATGATCTGACAGCCTGGGTAGCAATGTGATTTCTTTTAAGTTTGATTGCCTCAATAACTTGATTGAGTTGATCGTTATCCATTTGATAGATAAGTTCGCTTGCCTTTGTTACCAAATTGTTATTCATATTTTGTGCCTCACTTTTAATTGTTAATATGCCTTATTGTTCTTACAGTATATGGTCTGTTGATATAAAAGTCAACCATTAATTTACCAAAATGTTAATATTCTTCATCATGCTTAATAATATCAGCATTTCTTTTGTTTCCACGGAACTTCAAATACCCTTGTTCTATAAGATTGTCAATGCAATCTGCGATACCTTGTAGCCTACCACTGCCTTTACCCCAATAAAAACCAAAGGCTGTTCCAACTACATAAGCGAAGAAGATAAAATAATTTTCCATATTAAATCAACTTCATTAAGATTATAACTTGTAGAACCAAAACGGCAATCGGCACAATGGTTCTAACCAATTCCATTGTGTGATTATATTCGTCAAGTTTTCTTTCAAGTTTATTTCTTGTCTTTTTCATATAACCTCCTACTTATAAATGTCCATGGCCCATTGGTCCCATGGCTCTGTTTCTGTTGCCTTCAAACAATTGAAGTCTAATTTATATCCTGGTGAAAGAACTTCGCTCAACATTACATCTTTAATAATGTCCAAGTCTTTCTTGTCATTGGTGTCAATGAACATCGTTCCGTTCGTCCACGAAATTGTGGGAGGTGTCAAACCTTCCTTATGATATCTTTCGTGTATTTCTACCTTTGAATGTGTTTCTAATCCCATGCCATTACTCCTTCCACTTGTTTTAAGATTTGTTCTGAATGCTTACATCTGCCTCTGAAACTGAATCCAGGGCAGGTGCAAGTGAATCCTTTTTCTGTCAAGTCCACATCATATTCATTACCCTTGCTACCTTTGACAGGCCATGTAATACCTTCCCATGGATGTCCTTTAGGTTTGAATAATGTAGGTTTGAGATATGATTGTTTGAACTTTGCCAATTTACATACTCCAATAAGTTTCTGATGATGGTGACATAAAGTTTGGAGTGTTCACACTCTGTTTGAACTTCTTGCCTGACATCATGTTAGTGACTTCTTCTTGAGCCTCTATATTATTAAAGTAGGTATCGGTGTTGATAATTTTCATATCAATCATTTCACCAGTCAACTCGCCTTCGGCTTGTCTACCTGTCTTACCATTTTCATGAATGCCTAATCCTTCAAATTTGAAAGTGCCATAAGGTTGTTTCTTTGCTAAACCTTCTGCGAACTTCTTTTTGATTCTTGTTAAGGATGCCTTAGCATGACCTTCTGTTTTATGGATTTGACCTGTGTAAGAATAATCTTTCTCACTTACGATCTCTGTGGTATCTGTTCTATATATTACATAGCCCTGTGTCATATTTTTTGCCTCTCTGTTTGCCTTATTATCTTTACAGTATATGGCCAAACGGATCAAAAGTCAACCCCTAATATGATTATTTTGGTAAACTTTTTTGAAAGATTAATAGCGAACAGTATTAGACCAGCTCGAGTCTGTGCCGGCTGTTCCAGGAACATAGCCTTTTCGATGGAAATGATATTGGGCACCAAAAGGTTCATTCTGGATAAAGATCCAATCCTCATTACATTTGATGCATGGTTCCTGTAGTGAATCTGCCTGTATTGACCCCATCAGCCATTCGTTGTTCTTAGTGACTGAGCAACCTGTAGTGAATACCATTAGTGAAAGCAATAGTGAAAGATGCCTTAGTGATTTGACCATAGTGTGTCCTTATATAATTTTATTATTTCTGCAATGCCTAATAGAATAGCAATGAACTGTATCAGCATATCGTCACTGTATCTAAATATTCCATAATATGCACAGCCTCTGACTCCGCTTTCCATGAGACTTGCCCAGAATATGTTTGGTCGTTCCTTGTCATTCATAATACTAATATAGTATCATTAAATGTATTTGTCAATGGAAATTGGCAGAATTTCTTTCTTTGTTATCGTTTTTGTTGATCTTTTGCGTCACCAAAATAGCCGTTTGTTCATTCTTGACCTTGGAGATGATTAAATCTGTGTAGGAATCTACAATCAGGAAGTTGCCAATATCGTCTTTGTATAGTTGATATCTCATGTAAATATTTATAATATGCTACAGCGGGGCCTTAGTAAAAAGGTGGTTGACTTTTTTGGTTACCTGTGTTATTATTAAAATAATGAAAGATCACTTAAGAGGTATGTCATGATTAAACTGACAGGAAAACATTTTAAGAAGAACATTACTCCTACTCGGAGACAATGGCCAAAATACTCTACACAGATTCTAAACATTGCAGGTCAAAATTCACAAGCCTTTAGATCACAGTTCGTAGGACATTGTAAGGACACATGGTTAAAAATGCGTAGTGAAGGCATTAAGGGAACACTGACGGAGTGGACCAACTATTATAATAGTGAGCATGGCAGTGAAGGGTTAGTGACGGCCAGTGAGAAGATATATGACATGATTGTAAAAATGCAAGTAGGTGGTATTACCAAAGACATGTGTATAGATTATGTAAAGGAAGTCGTATACAATAAGACTCATATGGGTATGGGTGGAGAAGAAGTAGCAGTAAGAGTTGTTGCAGACTATTATAACCTACCATATAGATTTAGTACAGCCAAGGAAGAATCACAGGGCATCGACGGGTGGGCAGGCAAGTATCCTATACAGGTCAAGCCACACGAGAGTGCTTTTAAGGGGCATGTACACAACCACCCGGACAAAGATAAGGTGTTACTCGTAACATACGTGCCTAAAAAGACGGTATGCTATATTCACAACCCTGAGTTCATTCCTAATCCTGCATAATCGATAAGTTTGTACATTGTACAGCGGGGCCTTACATAAATATTTGTATGCTACTCAGCATCACAGAATGTGTCACGAAGGAGATATCCAATGGCAAACCTCAGACAATTACAATTAAATTTAGCAGTAGGACAAGAAATCGCAGTCGGCAAACATGACGACATTGCAAAGATAACCAAGATAGAATACTTTCCCAAAAGCGGAGATGTATCTATTAACACAACAAGAGGACCACGAAAGGCGTTAACATTTAGAATACTTGAGTCGTCGAATGAAGACTCATATGAGTGTACGGCAGATAAATATAGATAGTATGTTATTAAAAGATATTTCCATTGATGCTTTAGAAGAAGCAAAGGCAAGTGCCAAGTTATGTAAGAGTTCACGCTCTAATTCATCACTTGGTGCATCTGCTTTATCTTCTTGCAAGAGCCAAGGTTACAGAAGACGTGAGGGTAAGAAGAGTCACAAGGTTGGCGACACACGTAAGACAGTTGGCGGCAAGAAGATCAAAGGAAAGAAGTATGGTGGGCCACTTCCTGATTGGTCATAACATATGACACATCAACTATACCGCGGTAAGATTCTTGTAGCAACACCGGCACTCGACACTGATAAAATGTTTAGGCAAAGTGTTGTATTCATATACGAGGAAAAGGATGAAACTATATTTGGTCTTGTTCTTAACAAGCCGTCTAAGTTAACTATAGCAGATGCATGTCGTTTAACAAACTTTCAACAAGAACATTCATTAATAGACAATCAACAAAAACTATACACAGGTGGTCCAGTAGGACAAGAAAGCCTTGTGTTGTTACACTCTAACGAATGGCAAAGTACTAACACACATCAAGTAGCACACAACCTTGCAGTCAGTAGCGACAAACTAATGATAGAGAAGTTACTAATGGGTAACGTTCCTAAAGATTATAAACTACTATCTGGTGTAAGTACATGGCACCCAAGACAACTTGCAATGGAAATACACTACGGCACATGGTTGCAAATTAGCACACCTGATCCTTATATGTTCTTTACTAAAGAAGGAAAAGCAGGTTGGATGGATTGTATTAAGAAAGTTAGTTCGGAACAAGTAGAAAGTTACATCTAACAAAGGTAAATATTATTATGTTAAACAAGTCAAAACAAATCCTTATGACATTGTTGTTATTCTTAGGAATGACAGCAAGTGCGACTATGTTTAGTTCACACTCGTTTGCTATTGAAAGCGATGATAAAAGTATTATTGAACCTGAGGTGACACCACCTAAAGGTGACAATGATCCTATGATTCCTGAAGCAATGATTAGCAGACTTCCTATCATGGTTGATTGTGGTCCGGTACAGTTGTTGATGCCAGACATTGTAACGAAGTATGCTGAGAAGCCATTTGCTTCTATGGATGTTGTCTTTAGAACTCCACAGGGTCAAATGCTGTCAGGCAAAGGTACAATCACAGTTAACGTTGATACTGGTACGTGGAGTTATATTGTATCATTTGGTGAAGCAGGGAACATCTGTTTTTTCCTAAGCGGAAATAACTTTGGTCCTTGGATTGATCCATCTGCTGAACAAACAAAACAAGTTATCCCACGTGAAGACGAGAAGTCAAGCGTAACTAAACGTGTTCTAATAGACTATTAGTCTATCATATATACTATTCCCATACTTGTACGAAAATAGTTTTTACGAGGCGATTCTGCTTTGTGCCAATACATGCTTGGAAACATGACTGCTCTGTTAGGTTTGAAGTCAACGGTTGTTAATAAGTCACCGTTCTTTTCTTTATAGAATGTTGTACCCCCGTCACCCTTTAGGTAAACAACAATAGTCCATACAGTTTCTTGTTGGTGATGTATGTCGGCGTGTGGCCACATGGTGTAGCCTTTGCCTTGCATTGTGCCATTGAAGCGTAGGCGTTTCATATCATGTATGACTGCTTCAGGCTTTTTCTTTTGTATTTGTTTTCTGCATTGCTTATCAACTATGTCCATAAGTTGCATAGGATCGAAATGAACATGCCCCTCTTCGTAAATATTCCAAGTCATAAACCTTTCAACAGGGTTTCCCTCGCTTTCGCTTACAACTTCACAATACTTCCAAGGAACATATTCACTCTTTGATATTATATCTTCAAACACTTCTGTGTCAAAGAAATTATCAAATACAATTATGTTATCGATTGCTGTGGTGTGAATTGTCATAGTGTACAATGTGCTCTTGATCTTCCCATCTGTCTACCCATATGCTAATTCCTATTGCAACAAATCCTATTGATAATATAAACCAGAAGAAAGGTTCAGTTGTTAACAGATGCCATAGCACCTGTAGTCCGTCCATGCCTTCAAACTCTCCTTGTTTCATTATCTACTCATCTTTGCTTTTAAGGCCGCTCTTTTCTTTTCTGAAAGTGCCGCTTGTCTTATCTTTCTACCAATTGGTAAGTCTTGTGTGACTTCGTACATTCCACCCTTCTTGGCTTCCCATTCTACTTTCACACTCTTGCTTTCTGTACTGCCTTGGTAAGACCTAACTGCTTTCTTAAAACTTATTGCTTCTTTAGTTTCCACTTTGTCCCCGTCATAAAACGTGAACGTTCTCATTTTCGTCATCGACGCCTTTCTATTTTAACCAGGCTATCTTTTCGCCTGCCTTTACTCTACGTTTTTGTTCTTCAACTGAACCTGGATATCTCCAAGCCCATATTGCTACTAATGCCATTGAACCACCTGTCCAAGCCACTGCGGCAATGTTGTAGGTAGTAAACCAAAAGAAAGCAAGTGATGATGCCATTACAGCAATCATTAAATATTTTCCTTTTGTAGGAAATACTTTCTTCTGTACCCAGTTTGTTAAGAATGGTCCAAAATATTTGTGATTGTATAACCAATCGTGCATTCTCTTAGAACTTTTAGCAAAACAATATGCCGCAAATACTAAGAAGATAGAGAAAGGTATCCCTGGAACAACTACACCTACGTAGGCCATGCCCAGTGATAAGAATCCAATTCCCATCCATATATATTTTTTTATTTTATTCATAATACTCCTCGTTGTTATTTAATTATGTAGAAATCTCGCTACCAGGTGCTATGTCTGAACCTGACATCTTTTAAAGACCTTTCTGAGTGCATCTACCAAATCATGTATCATTGCATCTGTATGACAAGGAGTAGGTGCAAAACGTAAACGTTCTGTTCCTACTTCAACTGTTGGATAGTTAATAGGCTGACAGTAAATGTTGTAGTCATCTAACAACATGTCGCTCATTTTCTTACACAGTTTTGCTTCTCCTACCATTACTGGTACAATATGTGTTTCGTTTTCTAAAATAGGAATATTAATTTCCTTTAACATCTCTTTCAATTTGTTTGCTTGAGTTTGATGTTGAATTCTTAATTCATTATGGTCTTTGACCCATTTCACACTGGCTAATGCACCGGCGCATATAATAGGACTTGTTGACGTTGTAAAGATAAAGCCTGAAGCGACAGAGCGGATAGCGTCTATGACAGTACTATTCCCTGTAATGTATCCGCCTTGAACGCCAAAGGCTTTACCAAGTGTGCCGTTAAGTATATCTATCTTGTTTAGACAACCAACCTTGTCAGCATAGCCTGCCCCGGTTTCACCGTACAGGCCTACAGCATGAACTTCGTCAAGATAGGTAACAGCATTATATTTCTCAGCCAACGCAACAATTTCAGGAAGTTTACTGACGTATCCATCCATGCTATACACAGACTCGAAGACAATGCAAGGTGTGCCTTTGACGTCTCGCAGTAGTTGTTCTAATGCTTCAAGATCATTGTGCGGAAAAATGTATTTTTCTGCACCACTGTGTCGAATCCCTTGTATAAGGCTTGCATGATTCTTACTATCAGATAGAAACACAATGTCGGGAATGATACGTTTAAGTGAAACAAGAGTCCATTCATTTGCTACATAGGCTGACGTGAACATTAACGCTGACTCTTTGCTATGCAGTTTGGCCAGCTCATGTTCAAGTGCTACATGATAGTGAGAGGTTCCAGCGATGTTACGAGTCCCACCCGAACCTGCTCCGGTTTGATCAAGAGCGGTATGCATGGCATCAATAACAACTTTGTTCTGTCCCATTCCAAGATAATCATTTGAACACCAATTAACAATATTTTTAATAGCGTACTTCCCATACCAAATGGCCTTAGGAAATTCACCACGTTCACGCAGTATATCGTTGAACACTCTATACTTGCCTGAGTCTTCAAGATCGTAAATTAGTTTTTTAAATGGTTCGAGGTCTATCATGTACAGTATTTATGTACGCTGATAATGGCTATACCGTAATAAGGTTTGCATTAAGCATTATCCTATGTCTATTTTGGATAGGATAACTTCCTGCATGATAATAGTTGCCATCGAATAGTAATGCTCTACCTTTCTTAGGTGCTACTCTTTGTTTAAGATCGAACTGACCAGGATTAGGATCCATAGGATCAAACTTACGATCGAATATAAAAGTGTCGCCATCAGTATCGTTAACATAATAGATGAGTACCATATGATCGCTGGGCATATCAGTATGAGGTTCTTGACTCTGTCCATCTTGCCAACCAGGTATTTGTACATTTAAGTTTGCTTTCAGTCTGTGGTAGCCGTTGTTATCAAAGCCATGCTTCTCAGCAAAGTATCTTAGTGTACTGACTGTAGAATAAAATGTGCTTGTTGGTCCTTCCTCGTCATTGAAAAAGTTGTGTACGAATCCATGTGCGTATTTAAAACGATCATCATGTATTTTAGGCTTACCATTGTTGATGCTCGGCCTATAGTGCCACGGAAAGTTTACAGCACTCAACACTTCTTCAATGTTATCTTGATAGTGTTGTGGAATAAAATTATCTATTACTTCTATCATATGATCATTCCTGCATTTAGAATTATGCGTGATTGATTTTCTATAGGATTGTTACTGCCATGATAACGTAATCCATCAAACACAACCGCAGTGCCTTTCTTGGGAGCAACACGTTTGTAAACTGTAAACTCATCTGGCTCTGCTTTCTCGTCAAATGTTTGATCAAAGAAGAATGTATCTCCATCACTGTCGTTTACATAATACAAGCATACCAAGTGTGGTATGGGCATATCAATATGCGGTTCTTGTACAGTATCTGTTGTCCAACCATTAACAGGAACTGTTAAGTTTGCTTTGAGTCTATAGTAACCTTGTGTGTTATAGTCTACATTTACAAACTCTGCAAAGTTCTGCACCATACCAAAGTAATTGCTTTGTGGTCCATACTCCTGATGATAGAACTGATGAGTAAACCCATGACTGTATTGAAAACGTTCGTCTTGAATCTTAGGTTTACCTGTTGTGATATTTGGTTGATAGAACCAAGGGAAATCGTTGCGTAACATAACTGCTTCAATTTCATCTTGATACTTCTGAGGTAGGAAATTATCTATTACTTCGAACATACTATTACTTATAGCCACTAAAAAAGCCCTACACTGTTTATGGCAGTGTAAGGCTTTTCATATTATTCTTGTGGACTATGTCCCGTTTACATATAGTTTTGTATCATTATTTACTTTGCGTTATTAATGAAGGCATAAAATTTATCGGCCGCCTCCAGGACCTCTTGTGTGCCAGGCACTTCTGGCAATGTTACTTTCGTAACAACTTCATCACCTTCTCTTGTGATTGAAGTACTATATTGATCCCACTTTGCATAATAGTCTTTCCAGACTGAAACACTTGCGAGTTTCAAAACTTCTGTGCGAATCTCGTATCCGTTTTTATTTGTGTTAACTTTTGGCATTGCTTGTTTGAACATGTCAGCAATCTCTTGCGTTTGTTTCAAAATCGTTTCGCCGTATTTGGTTTCTACTGTACTCATAATTGATTATTCTCCTGTGTGTTTGTGTGTACAGTATTTATTAGACGCTATATAAAACTCCAATTATCTGGCAGTTATATAATAAGTTAAGTAAAAAAGTTTGATTATTATCGTTAATTAAGGTTCATATCGCAATTAAGAGTATTTTTCTTTTGTAGATACGACTCTAAATAAATTGCTGACCAACAAACGTGATTGGTTAGTTTAACTTGAAAGGAGATCCATTATGGAAATCTTAAATAAAGTAAAGGCTTGGGCCGGAGCATTAACAGAAGCAGGAATTAGTCTGCTTTCGTTGGGCATCGTGCTTGAAGTTCTATTCAACGGACAGAACATTCCGTTCTGGCCAAACATCAACATAATCAGTAATATCCAAAACATTGTTGCAGGCTTTTCTGCACAAGGATTAGTTGGTTTAGTTGCGGTGTGGGTTTTATATTCAATTTACAATAGAAAGTAATATAAAGAATACTCAACAATGAGAAGTTGTAGGGGAGTCGTCTTGGTAGGTGTCTCCCCTACGTTTTTAAATTATCTTCCTGATACCCAGTCTTGTTCTTCTTCAGTGTAAGGCCACATTACAATGCGCCTCCCCAGAACAATCCATTAAGAATCATAACACCTGCTAAGATGCCAAGTATAAGTGTAAACGGAATCAGTGTGTGTACAATATAATTAAGCATGTGCTTTGCCCTTCCAAGTAGCAACTTCTTTTCCTCGCATGTAATGATCGCCTGGCTCGTAGTTTGACATAAGTTTTTTCTTTTTCTCAAGTCTTTTGATTGCGTCAAGTCTGTGAGCAGATAGTTTTGATCTTTCAATCATCAACGTCTTTGCCGACTCATGATATCCTTGTCTTGACAGTTCAGCCGCCGCTCTGGCTAAGCCAGCCTGTGCAAATAAGTTTTTAGTTCTTTCCCATAATAACATTTATATTCTCCTCAGTGTATGTGTGTTAGTATCTGTTATAATATTTGCGGACTGGTCCAAAAGGCCCGGCCTGGACCTCGCCCCTATCCAATTGCCTGATCCTGCGTTCCAAGTCAGCATGATCAGTAGACCTACCGAGATAATCTTCTTGCCAATCCCTGCGAGTCCAAAATAATTTTTGAATTGATTTAAGTATTGATAATAGCATTTAAGCCACCTCCTTTGAGCCTAAATTAATCCGTGGCCCGTGGAGTTGTGCGTGGGTTGGTGCTTGTCCGTGGTTCTTCAACATAAATTGGTAAGCGTATTCCCAATCTCTGCCGTATTCTGTTTTAGCCCAAGTCAAAAGTTGATTGCGGTGACTATCTGTCATACCGCGTTTCATCCAAGACATCAGACCACTTATTAAGTGTGTCATTTTTTTCTCCTAATGTATGGATGCTTAAGGAAAGCAATACCCCGAGTCTTTTCTCGGCGTCAGTAGTCTTTGCTACCGTCAATGTCGCTTTGGACATCGTCATTCGCTTGGTAAGGCAAAGTGAACTTGCCCTGGTCTCTTCCCAGTGTCTGTGTGTGATTTAGAAAAAACATTGCATTTTTTTCTACTTCACCTGTATTTATTAAAGTAGTACAGAATCACTGCCCTAATTCGGCGTGATTTCCGTGTTTTTTTTGTAAAGGCTGTTATGCTATTTTCGCAACAGTGTGTCAAATATAAGTTGACACTAATATTAGCAAGTTCTTATAAGAACCTGTTTTTCCTTTTGGTAGTATAAGTACTAATATGCACTTGACTTTTTTAGTCGTTGTGCTATTATAGTAAAACATTGTGATTAACTATCAGGGGCAACCCGGGAGAACGCAATGAAAAAACTTTTCGTAAACATAAGGTACTTCATAGCACCATTGTTAATATTGGCTACACTCGCAGGAGTGATGGCTGGTGGAGCATGGGTATGGACAGGTGTAGGCTTATTGGGAGTAGGCATTATACTTGACACCCTTATCAACGTCCAAACACGTGGAGCAGTTGATGAGAACGGTGAAACCTTAGGCATCCCATGGCTACAGAATATGGTTATGTATATGATGTTGCCAGTGTTCATAGCATTACAATTAGTTCTTGCTTACCAAATCTTTCACGGTATGGCAGGTGCAGAACTATTAGGTGCTGTGTTATCAACAGGTATATTTGCAGGCATAGGTATAATCTATGGACATGAACTATCTCATACAAAAGGCGTTGCTTTTATAATAAGCCGTTGGATGATGGGACTATCAGGTTCAGCACATTTCTGTTATGCTCATGTGTACAATCATCACTTGGAATTAGCAAGTGAAGATGATCCTGCAACCGCACCTCGTGGACGTGATATCTATTCACACTATATCAAATCACACTTAGGACAATCTAAGTTCTTGTTTGAAATGGAAAAGGGTAGACTAAAACGTTTGGGTAAACCTTTTATATCATTTGGTAACAGATGGATAAGAGGCTACATGATGAGTGTGCCAAGCCTTGCATTGTTCTTCTTTGCAGGCGGTTGGTTAGGTGTTGCATGTCTGGCTCTTGTTTGGGTAATATCAAACTTCGAGTTAGAAGCACTTAACTATCTTGAACACTATGGTCTGTGTCGTGTTAAGAGCGAACCAATAGACTATAGACACTCATGGGATAATTCTACATTATTCACAAGTTGGTTCTTCATTGAGATTGGTCGCCAGGCTGATCATCATGACAGAGGTGAAACACACTTCTGGGAACTTGACGAAGTAGGCGCACCTAATACAGGTGTAGGTTACTTTACACTCTTTGCGTTAGCATTGATACCTCCTGTGTTTAATCGCTTTATGAAAAAGCATTTAGACAACTGGGACAAAAACTTTGCAACCGAAGCAGAAAGAGAAATAGCGAACTCTTTATCTTAATCCTCGCTGGAGGGTGCAATCACAAGTTGCACCCTTTCTTTCCAATTGTAACAAAACTTTAATCTTCACTCTTGACTTTTATAAAAACTTGTGTTATAAATAAAACAGTTTATAAAGTAATTCGTATTTTGTAAATGAATAAACGTCGGGCATCGTCGAGCCCGATCTTTTTTAACTTGTGAGCGATGTGGTAAAAGCATCAAGCAGATAGGAGAAATAAGAATGGACGAACTCACCCTATGGATGGCAATAGGGTTCGCCTTTGCCGCTTATTCCGTAATAGCAAACGATTCAGTACAGACTCTCGGTACATGGATAGCAAGTAACAATGAGAGATTCAATTGGAAAATTATGTGGGGGTGTGCAAGTGCAGTTCTCCTTTATACATTGTGGTACGGTTGGACAACAAATGGTGGAGACATCAGTTACGGTAGACTTAACAAGATACCGTTCCAAGAAATACAATGGTATCACGCAATGGCACCAGCATTACTTTTAATACTAACAAGAATTGGCGTACCGGTAAGTACGTCATTTTTAGTTTTAAGTGCCTTTGCAAGTACATTTGTATTAGAGAAGATGCTCGTAAAGAGTATGATGGGTTATGCAGTGGCGGCAGTCGCGGCATATATTATTTGGATAGTAGTTACTAAACTACTTGATGAAGCAAAGCCTGTCAAAGAAGAACACAAGAAAGCATGGCGTGTCGCACAATGGGTAACAACAGGCTTCCTGTGGTTTACTTGGTTAAGCCATGACATGGCAAACATTGCCGTGTTCCTACCACGACAGATACCTTGGGACTTAATGGTTATTATCTCACTTGTATTTGTAGGTGGACTTGCTTATATGTTCCGTGAAGGCGGAGGTAAGATACAAAAGATTGTAATTGAAAAGCACAACACAAGATATGTACGTTCAGCAACTATTATTGATTGTGTATACTTTTTAATACTATTATTCTTTAAAGAAATAAACGATATACCTATGTCAACAACATGGGTGTTCGTAGGATTACTATGTGGACGAGAACTTGCTATGGCAACTATGACAGGCAAGGAAAAGTTCAAGACAGTATTTCCACTCGTAACTAAAGACTTCATTAAGATGATGATTGGCTTAGGTGCTTCTGTGGGAGTAGTGTTAACGATACACTATGTTATTGTTCCTAACGGTATAGGACTGTAACTCATAAAGATAGGGTGCCTTCGACAAGCACCCTATTGTTTAACTTTTAGATATTATCTTCTTTAGGGACAATAGATCCGTTGCCAAATAAATCAACAGCCTTCCAAGCAGAATACTTTTTCCACTTAGGTACTGATGGTTCAGCATCGTTCATTGCTAATAAAAATACTTTATCAGACGCCTTCTTGGCTTGTTTAATTAACTCTGCATCTTCCTTGTCTTTTATCTTCCAACGGTATTGTCTAATACCTTTGTATAGTAGGTCGTGAATGATAGCCGCTCTCGCTACATCAAATGGTGCTATTGCCCACCACATTGCTCTTGGCACTGATGCTAAATCAGTAACAAATCCTGACGGTACTGTAATAGTTTCTGTTTTGTTAGTATCTCTTTTTACCTTGATGCCAACACCTTTAAGTGCGTTGACTTCATCTACTGTAAGATCGTGTGTAGTATATGACAGGTCCCTACCCAACACCCATTTGCGTGGCGGGTTGAATTCTGCCATGATTTTGTTGTTAAAAGTTCCCATAATATACTCCCTCTTAGTTTATAAACCTTTTTGCAGTAATATTTATTTGTAATTGCCATAAATAGTAGTAAGGAAACTGAACACTATGAAAAAACGCACAAGATCAATCTTAGAAGAATTAAACAATCTACATAGAGATCGTGATAATGATTCACTAATCGCTACTACAGGTACTAATATTATAGAAAGTGCAGTAAATTTGCTTTCACGTATTAACGAACAGTACTCAGAAGAAGAAGCATTAGACATTGAACGTAGATTCCTAAACTCAATTAGAACAGGCGATACTAAGAAATTTAGACGTGGTATCCAAAAAGTACAGGAAAGCAGAAAAAATGATTCTTAATGAAGGTGGTAATGTTTTTAAGGCTGATGATGGTGAGCCAACTACTCAACGCATTCAACAAGCAGACGTAGACACAACATTAAAATGGATTGAGTCAATTACTGGTATGGATCATGTTAACATGAAGTTAGGTTCAACAGGAATTAAAAGTTCAAGTGGCGACTTAGATGTTGCAGTAGACAAAGACAAGTACGATAAGACAGAAGTTGAAAAGAAACTTATGCAATGGGTAATCAAGAACCACCCAGACGATAAACCAAGACAGTGGGTAGCCAAGTCAGGTATCAATGTACACTTCAAAGCACCTATCAATGGCAAGGAAGAAAACGGATTCGTACAGTTAGATTTAATGTTTGGTGAGCCAGACTTTATGAAGTTCGCACTAAAAGGTTATGGTGACGATACAAAATACAAAGGTGTACACAGAGCAATATTAATTTCAAGTGTTGCAAAGTTTCATGGTTACAAGTTTAACAGTCAAACAGGACTTGTTGATAGAATTAATAATAAAACAGTTTCAAAGGATCCAGATGAGATTGCACAGTATCTTTTAGGAGACAGTGCCAAAGGTGCAGACTTAGATAGTGTTGACTCTATTGTTGCTAAAATTAAAAGCGATCCTAACTATGAAGCAATGACGGCAGACGCTGTAAAGTATTTTGAGAAAGACGGATTAAAATTACCAGAAGCAGTTCAGTATGAAGGACGTGAATGGTTTAGAAATACATTGGATAAGTTATATGAAGTTTAGTGAAATAAAAAAAGAAGCACCTGATACACAGGACGGTTACAAAAAGCCTGCACAGTTTGATCCTAACGATATGGGAATCAAAAAAGGTATTAAGAAAGTAGCCGGTGCCGCAAAAGCAAACTTCCAAACAGGAAAGAATCTTGCTCAGGTTGGATCAGGTAAGAAAGATGCAAGTGTACTTGGCTTGATTGGTGCAGTCAAAGATGCAGGTAGTGAAGTCGGAGGAGCAGTCAAAGGTGATTACACTGCTGGACAGGCTGAACCAGTAGACGGTGACTTGGCACAGACTAAAAAAGATAGACCAGATCAAAAGTTTCAAAAGAAACAAGACGGTGGTGATGCACAACCACAAAAACAAAAAGTAGAGCCTAAGAAACGTAATCCTAAATTAGTTAGTGATCCTATCAGAGGCGTAGAAGATTATACAAATGGTGCACAGTTTATTCACCCAGAGAACAAACTTTCATATCAATATGATGCAACAGATAAGATATGGAGACCACAGACTACTGACCAAAGCGTTAAGCCAATAGATCAAGTTAAAGGTAAAGACTTCTTTAACAAAGATAAGAACCGTACAAGAATGGTAGAGGCTATGGATGCACGTATCCAACACATAGAAGATTTAATTTTCTTTAATGGTAGTGCTGGTGCAAAGAGAGCATTAGCAAAGATTAAAGCAATGGCGGAGAAGACAGACAATGTACAGATCAAATGGGACGGATCTCCCGCAGTCATTTTTGGCCGCGATGAAAATGGAGAATTTGTACTCACAGACAAAGGAGGCTTTGTCGCAAAAGGATATGATGGAAAAGCAAAGAGTCCAGAAGCAGTTAATAAAATGTTCTTGGCCAGACCCGGAGCAAAGAATGATCCTAAAGGCTTTAAAGCATTAGGAGCCAATATGGCAAAGGCTTGGCCTATTATGGAAAAAGCAACTCCTAAAAACTTTAAAGGTTACTTTAAAGGAGACATGCTATACTTCCATGAGCCACAACAAGAACAAAACATGTATCACTTTAAACCTAACATTGTACAGTACACAGTTAAGACAGATAGTGATATAGGTAAAAAGATTAATAAAAGTAAGATAGGGGTAGTAGTTCACCGAATCATTGACAAAGACGGTAACGAACAACCATTCAACGATTTTGATATTATGGAGGGTACAGAGTTACTTGTAATTCCTCCAGTAACAGTTTCAGAAACCGTAAAGGTTGATGAAAGTTCAATAGGGAAGTTAGAGAACATCATCTCAAGAAACAGTAGTGCTATTGACAGTTTCCTTGACAAAGCAAAACTTAAACAGATGCAAGTATCTGACTTCCCGAACATATTGTACACTTATGTAAATCAGAAAGTAGACTCCGGCTTAGACAATTTAGGCCGTGACTTTATTAAATGGTTAGGATCTTCTAAGGTTAGTGCAAACAAACAAAGGAAGATACAAGAGTACATTAATGAGAACGTAAGTACATTCAGTGCTATATGGGATACCGTAAACGGCATCATGAATGTAAAAAATAACATCATAGGACAGTTGAACAACCAAGATGCAGATGTAAAAGCAACCATTAACGGACAACCGGGTGGTGAAGGTTATGTCGTAACTGGTGCCAACGGCGATATGAAACTTGTCAACCGAGGCAAGGGCGGGTTTACTCAAGCCAATAGATCGGTACAAAGATAATAGGAGCAAACAATGAAACTAAAAGAAATGTTAGATGACGTGAAAATGCACGAAATCGATGACGACATGAGAGACTTAGGACTTGATGGTCCAGATGCGGCTGACGATGATGAAGCAGGCATGGATGCTGAGTTCAAAAAAACACCAATGATTATCCAAGTAGGCAAAGTACTTGACTCGAGAGGTAATCCAAACCCAGTAAAAAGTTGTACACCAGACGATGGTAAAGAAATGCCATGTAGTCCGGAACAAGCGGCAACAATTAAAATGTTATTAACTACAGACAAAGTTAAACCTGCAATTAAACGTGAGTTTACAAAAGACGTACAGAATAGTGAAACACTTGGTATGCTTTTAAAAGCAGGTAGCAAAGACGATATGATCAAAGCATTCCTTGAAAAGTATGTTAGAGGTCAAGGAGACGCACCAGAGAGAAGTAACTACACCTAAGATGATGGACTTCTTAACAGAACTGCACGAAGCGAGAATGACTCGCGATAGCGGCAATCAACGTGTATTAAGTTACACAGATTGTTGTGAGCGACTATACCTTACTATGCTCGTCCTTGAGTTATTAAGAAGGTATCCTCAGTTTGCTCCAGTTGCTCACGGTTATGCTAAGAGAACAACAGACAGAGATAGTTACAAACACTTTAGGATGTATGCAACAGATCTATATAACTTTGCACATTTTGTACAAGGTGACGAACAAGCATTGTCCAAACTAAAAGATCCTAAAGCGGCAATGGCTATGCGTAAAAGAATTACACTGCCTGCAATGGCTTTCAATAGATATTTGAGTGCTATGGCAACAGGCAGGGTAACTTCTTTAAATGACCAATCAGTATTCTTAAGTATTGAAAGTTCTTTGAATATTTCAAACACAGACTATAAAGCAATACGTAGAAGTTTATTCAACTTCAATAGATTATCAACAGGCGACAAAAAGAAAATTGTTACACGTTTGTTGTATGCTTGTAGAGCCAAACTAAGAAGCAGTGACATCATTGAACACTTAGAAGCATTGGCGGCAGTTAGAGATCTTGAGTCTGCTAAGGTTAGAGATCCAGAGCCAACTGTATCAATACCAGATGTAAGTGTTGATATAAAAGACTTAGGTTTCTATAGATTCTTACTTGGCACAAAGAATTTAATGCTTGCCAAGAAATTTATTGAGATGGCTGTTCAAGGCAAACCTATTCCCCCACAGATGGTTAGAGCATACATGCCTGCCATTAAAACTATAGATAATATCGTAAAAGGCGGACCTGCATTCATTTCCATGCTAAAAGCATTGGAAAGACGTGCATTACAGAGCCAAACTTCCAAAAAAGACTAAATAATAGTAACAACTTCATAGAGTAATGAAGATGTCATTTACGAGAGAAGACAATCTCTATTTTAACATAGGAGAAATAAAATGGCTGGAATAGCACAAGGAAACGGCGGAATCGCTAAAGCAGGAAATGGTTTAGGTCCAAAAACAAGAATCATCAACCTTGCAAAATCAAACATGACACAAGCAGAATTAGATGCGGCATTAGTATATCTTGCGGCAGGTGATGTTGCTGGAACTAACGATGCACACACAATCGCTGGCGTTGCATGTTTAACAGAGTCAGGTGTATTTACACCAGGTACAACAGATGATGTACAAGTTGCACTTCAAGGTACAGGCGCATTTACTGCGGCTTCTAACTTTGGAACAGGTTCAACTGGAGTAACTTCAACTTTACTTGCAGACTTTGATCAAAACCCAGCGTAATTAGTTTAGACTAATTTACGTTAACATTTAAAGGGCTCAGTTTTTACTGGGCCCTTTTTTTATGACTATAAGTAATATTATGAAAGTCACGATCAGAACCTTAATAGATATTACGGAGACTCGTAAGTACAAACACAACGAGGCTGACAAACAGTTAATCAATCAACAAGCAAACTTTATGAGTTTCTTTAACTGTTTAAGTATGCGTTTCAATCCTTATTACGAAGTAAGTCCATTATGTTCTGAACAAGACGTAACTGGGGTTTTTGGTACAGACTTTACGGGTAACCATAAAGTTTGGGACTTTGAGTTTAATGTTGAAACAGCAGTTGCAGGAACAGATCTAACTACACTTAAAGAAGATTTTGATTTGGTACCTGTGGTAGCAGAGCTAACAGAAACGATAAATACTGATAACAAAGCATTCAGAACAAAGAGTAAAAAGAAGTGTAACATCATCTTTATCTTACCAGAGAATGCAGAGTAAAATTAGTATAAATATTATTATAACTTAGGCAAACATTACATCTCAATTTAGGTACTTAATAGGCCCCTTGCACGATAAACACGCAATGGAGAGAACAAGATGGCAAGAGCCACAAATTTAGAACGAGAAAATTTAGAAGCACACGTAGATTTGTGCGAACAAAGATATAAAAACCTTGAAGGTCGTTTAAGTAAGATCGAAGAGAAGGTAGAACATATCCACGCTGACATAACAAGCGGTAACAAATCTATGATCAAAGTAATCGTTGGTGCTTCCGGAACTATTGTAGCAGGGCTCCTATCTACAATAATCGTTATCCTTATCAACTTCAACTAATCCTTTAGACACTAAATACAAGTGTTATGTTAATAGAAGATATTATCGCACCTCTTGTAGAAAAACAAATATGGGCTCGTTCGGGTAAGAAAGTAGTCCGCAAGTATCGTTGTACCACAGGACACCGTAAAGGGCGTATTGTATCGCGTATAGGACAATGCTTTGCCGCACCAAATATCAAAGCAAGAATACGTATGAAGAAAACAAGAGCCAGACTTGGTGCAAGAATGGCACGTAAGGCAAGAAGAACTAAACGTACTAATCCAGCAAGTATCAGAGTAAGAACTATGAACAGATCTGGGGCAGGATTTAAAGTACCTAACAAACGTGTAGCAATTAAGAAGAGAAAGTAATGATTGTTAATGAGATAATTACAGAGGGTGCGTTACAGATTGCAGGCCGACGTGGTGGTAAGATTGTGCGTAAATACAGATGTACAACAGGCTCACGTAAAGGACGTATTGTAGCAAAACCCGAAACTTGTAATAAACCTAAAAGGGTACAAAGTTCGATAAACATAAAGAGAGCAAAGGCAAGACGTGGTAGTGCAATGAAGATTGCAACAGCACGTAGAAAAAGAGCAGGAGGTCAGTCACAACGCTTGGCAAGAATTAACAGGTCAGGCAGACGTAACCTGAAAAACATTAGACCTAAAACAAAAAGTAGAAAGAGATCAAGATAATGAGATACAACGAGATTCAACTTACTGAAGAACGTGCAAGAGAAATTATTGCAAACAAGTATCCGCATTATACTCAAGAACAGATTAACGAGGCTATCCCAGCAATGTTAGGTGCAGTCGCAGGAGCGGCAGGCAAGTTAGCAATGAAAGGTGCCGCGGCCGCAGGCAAGATGGCGGCTAAAGGTGCAGGAGCAGTTGCGAAGGCAGGTGCTAAAGGCATTGGCAGAGTAGGACAGAAGATGGGACAGATGGCCATGAAAGGTGCTAAAGGCGCCGCACAAAAACTTGCAACAAAGGCAGTGAATAAAGCACAAGGTATGGTTGCTAACAAAATGGCACAGGCAGTATTAAAACCCGGAAGTACTCTTCCGATGCCAGATGCACAAGGAAAACAACAAGACTTTGAAATAGACAGTGTTAAGGGCAATGAAGTAACACTGAAAAATCCAAAAGCCAAACCAGGCGAACCAATAAAAACAGTTCATGTTAAAAAAGATTTGGATCCAATTATCAAACAAATGACAACTGGATAACCAATGAAAATTAACGAACTTTTACAGACTTTTACAATAGCATTAAGCAATGAGGAATCAGAAGTATTGAATCAAATGTCTAAAGGAGTTGTTACTCCTATTCATGCTTATACTGAAAGAGAACAATTCGTGATTGAATCTCTCATCAGAAAGGCTTTAGTAAGTAAAGTAGTTAAAAACGGTAGAACTCTGGTTATGGCGAATGAAACATACAAACCCTGATATATCTAAACTCTTAAACGAGATAATGGATGCCGAACTGGCAGAGTATCCCGTACCATATAAAAAGGGCAATAGCATACGCATAAAGAATGTTGTCATGCGTAGAAACGGCAAAGGGTATCATGTATTCAATCTTGTAGACAAATCTCATGTAATGTTTACTGCATCTAAGACTACTGCACTTGCAGTCGCACATTGTACAGCACATGGGTTACAACATTCTGTATCTGATATTAAACGTTTAGAGGCTAAATTGAGTAAATACTATAACGATGCTATATTTTATAAGTATACTGTAGAGCATAGTAAGGACGAAATACGTGTAGATTCGGCGCAAATGCGGTTTGAAATAGCAATGGACGAATGTATGCGTATCAGGGATCAAATAGAGAACTATCTTTTTGATAAATAAATGTAGTTAAAAGGAACAAGCAATGAGAATAAGCCATTTTAATAAACCGATTACAGCAAAGAGCTTGAATGAAAGCCTTGATAAAAGATTCGGTCAAACAGTAGACGTAGATAAGTTTTCAACTGATCAATTAATGGACGCAAGAAACAAATTGCGTACAGCATTACATGATATCGAAACTAACGAATCATTTGATGCAGTGGGTAATACAGATTATCAAAAGAAAAATATGTTCCTTAAAGTTATTAATCAGGCAATTGAAGAAAGAGCAAATATTGTTGAAGGCGATATTGATGCAAACAAATCAATTACAGAAGGCGCAGAAGAGGCGGCAACACTTGTTATGGCCGCAAAAGATATGGTTGACAGAGTTACAGGCTGGATGGAAGATACAGCAGAAATGCAAACAGAATCAATGCTTGAAATAGGCGACAAGATCAGAGACGAAATGGGCTCAGAACAATCTGAATCATTCATAGGAACAGTTAAGCCAGCATTAGAACAATTATTCACAACACTTGAAACAACACGTGACGCATTAACAGGCGGCGTAGCCGTACTGACAGGCGAGGGTGCACCAGAAACAATGGGCGACGAAGCACCAGCAGAAGATCCAGAAATGGAACCAACAGTAGACGCAGAAGCAGATGCAGAAGCACCAGCAGAAGAAGGTGGTGATGAGTTTGCCGCGGCAGAGCCAGCAACAGGTGGCGAAGAAGAAGCAGGACGTGAAACACGTGAGAGTGTAGAACGTTCACGTAGACTTGGTACTATACTTGGAGGTGCTGACTCAAAAAAAAAGTAATTGAGTCTGCTTCACCCAATCTAACGAAAATCTTAAATTTACTTGTAAAAAACAAAACTGAGAAAGTTTCTTGGGACGAGTTAAATGCGTTCATGGATAACATGGGTGGCGAACAACATGACCAAGAGACTTTCAAAGCAGTGTACGACCAAGATCCAGTAGTTCAAAATCTTGTTGCAAGTTTTGATCCTGAAGGCGTAACACTCAAAGGTGGCGAAGAACCACAACAACCTGCACAAGGCGATGACACAGTTGACCAAATGGCTCAAAGTGCTACTGCCAATGCAATGCAATAATCCACTTATAAAAAAACACTTGACTTTTTAACGTAAGTACTATATAATGTACGCTACGACTAAAGGTAAGTAATGGAAAATTATAAAGAAGTTGCAAATCAATGGACTTGGCATTCTCTTTATCCTCAATATAAAGAGTTTGAAGTATTGTTTGATCAAATTATTGCAGATGACGAGAGCACCGGCACTACAACTGTAGATGGCGAACAAATCTACATTCCAAAAGATAATCAAGACTACCAAAGAATACGAGATAGATTCTTTCTATGGCTTGAACAGCAACCTGCATTTAAAGATATGACAGAATTCAAATGTATTGAATCTTGGATCATCTACTATCAAAAAGGTGGATACCAAGGACTTCATGTACATCAAGGAGATATGGATAAGAATACTTTTAGTGCCGTTATACACTTAGATGATGTTCCAGTATATCATAATACAAAAAATAAGTTTAACGGTATGCTTTTTTCAATAATGCCAGAACCCAATGGATATCAACACCCACAACACTTTCCAAGTGTACAAGGAGGCATAGTATGCCTTGAAGGCAAAGTGTGGCATGGTGTATATCCTACCGATAGTATTAGACGTACTGTCGTTTACGATATCGAATATAAGAGGAAATAATTTTGTCATTAATTACAGAACGCTATCAGTATAGCGAAATCAAAAAACAATCAGTTGACGGTAAACGTTTGTATGCTTGTCCAGACGGTAACCATGTAGCAAGTGTCACAACGATCTTAGATAAAACAAAAGACAAGTCAGGATTGATTGCATGGAAGAAACGTGTAGGAGAACAAAAAGCCAAAGAGATTGTTACTGAAGCGGCAGGTGTTGGTACACGTATGCACAAGTACCTTGAGGACTATATTGAATTTGCAGAATGGCCTACACCAGGTGGCAATCCATATGCTCAACAGGCACATAAAATGGCAACAGTAATTAAAGAAGAAGCAATGACTCATGTAGATGAAGTGTGGGGATCAGAGATTAACTTGTTTCACCCTAAGATTTATGCAGGAACTACAGACCTTGTAGGACAATATAAAGGACAGCCTGCTATTATGGACTTTAAACAAACCAATAAGCCTAAGAAAGCAGAATGGGTAGAGGACTACTATTTGCAACTTGTAGCCTATGCCTTAGCACATAACGAAATATACGGTACAGATATTAAGGAAGGCCACGTATTCATGTGTAGTCGCGACTTACAATATCAACAGTTCGATTTATTACCAGAAAACTTTGCAGAGTGGGAACAAAAGTGGTGGGATCGTGTGTATATGTACTATGATAAGTTCGCTTGAAGTCGATAAATACTAATAACAATTTAGGAGTTAGTAAGTGGCTGTAGTTCAAATATCAAGAATTCAAATACGTAGAGGACGCAAAAACAGTGGTTCAGGAATACCTCAACTTGCAGGTGGTGAACTTGGCTGGGCAGTAGACTCGCAAGAACTATACATTGGTAACGGAAGTGTTAGTGAAGGATCACCGGCAGTAGGTAATACAAAAGTATTAACTGAGAACGATAACTTATTTGCACTTGCAGATCAATACACTTATCAAGATGGCGCAATACAAACAGGTGCAACAGTTAGTGGACCAATTAAAAGAACACTTCAAAGCAGATTAGATGACATTGTTAGTATTAAGTCTTTCGGTGGAATAGGTGATGGTTCAGATCAAACATCAACACTACAACGTGCTATTGATCAGTTGTTTATCAACACTGCTTCAAAAGGTACAACACAAAGTAGAGTTACACTTGTTTTAGAAGCAGGCACATATAATATTTCAAACTCAATTAAGATACCTCCACATGCAACTGTCAAGGGTGCAGGTAGAAACAAAACATTTATTGTACAGACAGGTAACTATCCTATCTTTACTACAGTGAACAGCACAAGTACTCCAGGTAACTATGCTAATGACAGCACAAGCACATCGCTTACACAAGCACAAGACATTACATTAGAAGGTATGACACTACAACATAACTTAGGAAGTTTTGCAGGTCTTGAACTTGTTAGTTGTAAGAACAGTGTGTTTAAGAATTTACAGATACAAGGTCCGTGGACATCAGGCACAGGAATTGTTGCCACAAGTATTGGAGTTAACATGGACAACCTAAGTACAGTCGTTGGTTGTTTCAATAACTTGTTTGATGATGTTAAGATTAATGGGTTTGCTCACGGTGTTAAGAGTGATGACGATGCATACGAAAACACATTTACAAATTGTTTGTTTGATCTTTTATCATACGGAGTATGGTTTGGAGAGAACACAATCGTAGGTGCTCAAGGACAATCAACAGGACCACAAAGAAACTTGTTTGAAAGTTCTACATTTAGTAACATTGATAGAAACGCAATTATTTTCCAAACAGGTAGATACAATGTAAGTTCAAATAACAAATTTTTAAATGTAGGTAACAACGGCGGTACAAGTACTGCGGCGGCTTACACTATTATCAATAGTGTACAGGAAGGCAACAAGACTTGTGGCGATTGGTTTAGCAGAACAAACGATCTTATGTTAGATACTGCTTTCCAAACTACACCTTACATTTCAGAAGTACAAGGACCAATCCATTCAGGATATAGTTTTAGTAACAAGATACAAACAATTCAACAGAACGCATTTGAAACTATCTTTAGACTACCAGGTGACTATACTCGTACATACATTATTGAATACCAATATAAGAGTAACCAAGTAGATGCTATGCGTCAAGGTATATTAGAAGTTATTGTTAACAAAACTAATGACTCAGTAACATACAGTGACACATATGACTATAACGGAGATGCAGGACTTGCAGACAAGTTAGAGTTAAAAGCACAACTATTTGATATCAATTCTGATACCGTTAACGACACGTTAGCAATTAGAATGAAGAACACCGTGGTTAGTGAGAATGCCGACTTTACATATAAAGTATCAATTAAAAATTAAATAGTAACATAATGTTTTCAGAAGTATATGAGGATAGATTAATCAGATGGAAGGCACTCCGAGACACCCTCGAGACATCAAAAGATCCGTTACGTGATGTTGTAGAAGCCTACTCACATGCTCCGGTAGTACATAATAAGAGTATTAACATATGGGATAACCGAACTTGGCGTGGTCCTTGGGAACTTATCCAAGAAAATGGTTACACAGAGACTTGCATTATTTTAGGAATATGTTATACTTTACAATTAACAGAACGGTTTTCCAAGAACCTTTTTGAGATACATATAGTTACGGAAGTTGAAAAACAAGAAACCTTTATGTTATTATCTATAGGACAAACTTTTATACAACCTATGGGCAAAAGCATAATACAACAGAACGAAGCGCCAGGAAGTTGGGTACCACAAAAGGTATATTCAATGCCAGCTCTTCACTAAATATTTTTTTGCATAACGTAAGAAAGAAGGAAGTAGAATGTCAGTTATTAACATAAAAAAGCGTGATGGTTCCAGCGAGCCATTAGAAGTAAACAAAATCCACAAGGTAGTAGAATTTGCATGTGAAGGATTAACAGGTGTTAGTTCATCGCAAGTAGAAATGAGTTCACACATTCAGTTTTACGATGGTATGTCGTCAGACGAAATTCAAGAAATTATGATCAAGTCTGCGAATGATTTGATTAGTTTAGAAACTCCTAACTATCAATATGTGGCGGCACGTTTATTATTGTACGCAACATACAAAGATGTCTACGGAGAATTTGACAATGCTCCTCTTATGCAAATGATTAAGAAAAACATCGAACGTGGTGTTTATGATCCTGACATCTTAGAACAATACACTGAAGAAGAAATATTAACATTAGACAAATATATTAAACGCAACCGCGATGAGAATTTTACGTATGCAGGACTAAGGCAAATTGTTGACAAGTATTTGTGTCAGGATAGAAGCAGTGGACAACTGTTTGAAACTCCTCAGCACATGTACATGTTGATTGCCGCGACATTGTTTGCAAACTATCCTAAAGCGGAAAGAATGTATTATATAAGGAGATACTATGACGCGACTTCGCTTTTTAAAATCAACATACCGACCCCTGTTATGGCAGGTGTTCGAACTCCTGTTCGCCAGTTTGCTTCTTGTGTTCTTGTTGATAGCGATGATAGTCTCGATTCCATTTTTAGTAGTGACATGGCTATTGGACGTTATACAGCCCAAAGAGCAGGCATCGGAATCAACAGTGGTAGAATCAGAGCAATCAACTCAAAGATCAGAGGAGGAGAAGTAGCACACACAGGTGTTATTCCTTTCCTTAAAAAGTTTGAAAGTACTGTACGTTGTTGTACACAAAATGGTGTACGTGGTGGTAGTGCTACTGTCCATTTTCCATTGTGGCACAAAGAGATTGAAGACATCCTTGTACTAAAGAATAACAAAGGTACAGAGGACAACAGAGTACGTAAGTTAGATTATTCAATTCAACTTAATAAATTAATGTATGAAAGATTTTTAGCCGGAGCAGAAATAAGTCTTTTTTCACCTCATGATGTGCCAGGACTATACGAAGCATTCTATTCGGACCAACAAGAGTTTGAAAGACTTTATAAGTCAGCAGAAAAGAATCCTAAGATTAAAAAGAAAACTATTCCAGCAATGGAGTTGTTTAGTTCAATGTTAAAAGAACGTGCTGAAACAGGACGTATATATCTTATGAACGTTGACCATACTAATACACACAGCTCATTCAAAGACACAGTGTACATGAGTAACTTATGTCAAGAAATTACATTACCAACTAAACCATTGAAACACATTGATGACGCAGATGGAGAGATTGCATTATGTATCCTTTCTGCAATTAACGTAGGTGTACTGAAAGAGTTAGATGACTTAGAAGAACTATGTGAACTTGCCGTTAGAGCATTAGATGAAATTATTGATTACCAAAGATATCCTGTGAAAGCGGCAGAAGTATCTACAAAAGCAAGACGTTCGTTAGGCGTAGGTTATATTGGACTTGCACACTATTTGGCTCGCGAAGGGGTTAAATACAACGACAAGAAAGCATTAACAAAAGTACACGAACTGTCAGAAGCATTTCAATACTACTTGTTAAAGGCTTCTAACAAACTTGCACAAGAGAAAGGTAAATGTGATTACTTTGATAGAACCAAGTATGCTGATGGCTTTTTACCAATTGACCATTACAAAAAGGATCTTGATGAAGTATGTAATATTAAATTAAAATATGATTGGGAAAGTCTTAGATCACATATCACTGAACACGGCCTACGGCACAGCACTCTGTCCGCACAGATGCCTTCAGAAAGCAGTTCCATTGTGTCAAATGCCACAAACGGTATTGAACCACCTCGAGGATACTTGTCCGTTAAGAAAAGTAAAAAAGGGCCTCTTAAGCAGATTGTTCCGCAATATACTACATTAAAGAATTACTATACACTACTTTGGGATATGCCAAGCAATGACGGCTATATCAATATAGTAGCAGTAATGCAGAAGTTTTTCGATCAAGCCATTAGTGGTAACTGGTCATACAATCCAACACACTTCGAAAACAATGAAGTACCTATGAGCGTAATGTTTAAGGACTTATTGAACACATACAAGTACGGTTGGAAGACAAGTTATTATCAGAATACTTATGACTTTAAAGGTGCTGATGAAGTAGAAGAACCGAAAGAAGAGATAAGTACTCCACTTGTCAACGCAGAAGTTTCAAGAGATCAATTTAACGGTTCTGATAAAGAATACGAAGAATATTGCGACTCTTGTGCAATTTAAGGTTGACAAAAGTAAATAAAGATAGTAACATATAAAAGTACATAGAGAGAGGCACATAAAGCAAATGTCAAAAAAAACAGTGTTCAATAAGAACAAAGTAGATTTCACGAAGCAACACATGTTCTTTGGTGAAGACCAGAATACTCAGAGATATGATGTATTCAAATACCCAGAATTTGATAAACTTAACCAAACGATGTTAAGTTATTTTTGGAGACCTGAGGAGGTTTCCCTTCAGAAAGACAGAGCAGACTATGCTCAGTTTCGTCCAGAGCAGAAACACATCTTTACTGCTAACTTGAAATATCAAACGTTACTTGATAGTGTGCAAGGAAGAGGACCATGTCTTGCTTTCTTACCGTATTGTTCTGTACCAGAATTAGAAAGTTGTATTGTAGCATGGGACTTCTTTGAAACTATCCACAGTCGTTCGTATACACATATTGTTAAGAACGTTTATCCTGATCCAGCCGAAGTGTTTGATACAATCTTAGATGATGAAAAAATTATTGAACGTGCTGAAAGTGTTACAAAAGAATACGACAAATTTTATAATATTGCTACTGATTACTTTGAAAGAGGTAAAGGCAATGTATATGAAGTTAAGAAGCAACTGTACAAAGCAATGATGACTGTAAACATCTTAGAAGGTTTACGTTTTTATGTTTCATTTGCATGTACGTTTGCATTTGGCGAACTTAAACTTATGGAAGGATCTGCAAAGATCATTTCATTGATTGCAAGAGATGAAGCAACACACCTTAACCTTTCAACACACATTCTAAAGCATTGGGCAAAAGGCGACGATGATCCAGAATTTGTTAAGATTGCAAAAGAGTGTGAAGAAGATATTTACCAGATGTGGAGAGATTGTGTTGACGAAGAAAAACGTTGGGCAGATCATTTGTTCAAAGACGGATCAATTATTGGTTTGAATGAAAACTTATTACATGCCTATGTAGAGTTTATTGCTAACAAGAGATTGAAAGCACTTGGTCTTAAAACAATTTATGATCGTCCACTTAATACTAATCCTTTACCTTGGACACAACATTGGTTGTCAAGTGCAGGATTACAAGTCGCACCACAAGAAACAGAAGTCGAAAGTTATCTAATTGGTGGAATTAAACAAGACGTAGAAAAAGATACGTTCAAAGGATTTACTCTATAAACCAAAAGTAAAGGAAGTACAATGAGCAAACAACCAACAGTCGTTTATTCAAAACCATCTTGCCCATCTTGTGTAAAAGCAAAATCATTATTGGACAATTTGAAAATTGAATACACAGTAAGAGAAGTCGGAACAGATATAACACGTGAGCAACTACTTGAAGAATTTGAAGCAAATGGTATGCCACAGCCAAGATCGGTGCCGCAAATTATCCTTAACGGTAAGTATATAGGAGGCTATGAGGCTTTGGCTTCATATGTCGAAGAAACCGGAATGGAAGGAATCAAACAATAATGCTAATTGAAGCACCATATAAAAAAGGCGACACAGTATCAATCAAACTCATATCAGGAGAAGAGATAGTTGCTCGTGTTGAATCTATTGGTGACAGTTCTTTCAAATTGCATAAGCCGTTAACACTGATGCAAGGTCCAAAAGGTCTTGTATTAGGTTCCTTTATGATGACTGCTAATCCACTTGCAGATATTACACTACCAAGATCAAGTGTAATGGTTATTGCAGAGTGCGAGAAGGAGACACAGAAGAAGTATATTGAAGTAACCACAGGGATTAAAACATTATCATGAGCAACAAACTAATTTTAATCGATATTGACGGTACAGTCTTAGACTGGAAAAACAGTTTCTTACAATTCATGGCTTTGGAAGGTATTGTCGAAGTAGACAATACAAAGTACAAAGTTACAGAATGGATGAAAGAGAAGAGCGGTAAAGAGATAAGCAAAGAACAAGGTAAGTTCTTAATCGAGTATTTCAACAGAAGTGCTTGGATTGCTTTCATTGAACCGCACAGAGACAGTGTAGAGGTTATGAAAGCCCTTAAAGAAAAAGGCTATGAATTTAAGGCTATCACATCATTACACACGGACAGGCCTGCACAAGCACTACGCAGAATGAACTGCGAAGACGTGTTTGGTAAAGGCACTATTTCCGACATTACCTTTCTACCTACAGGTGCTGATAAAGATGAAGCACTTGCAAAGTACGAAGGTTCAGGGGCCTGGTGGATAGAAGATAAGGTGGAGAACGCACTCGTTGGTAAACGACTTGGTTTGAACCCTATCATTATCGAACACGAATATAATAAGAACGAATTCGTAGATGAGATTCCACTTGCAAAGTTCTGGAGCACCGTTTATAAAATCATTACAGGAGAAAGATATGTCAACAATTCATGAGCAAATTATTGCTGAATATGAAAACTATTTAAAAGAGTCAGAGTCGTTTGATACAAAGAATGTCAAAGCGTCAGCGGCAAGAGCAAGAAAAGCCTTAGGTAACATGGGTAAACTTGCAAAGTCAAGACGTGCTGAAATTCAAGAGAAGAAAAACGCTCTGTAATTTCTATAAACTTTATACAAGGAAACAGTACGTTTTTGTACTGTTTTCTTGATAAATAAATTCCTATAACTAAATATAAGTATAAATTAGAGGGTACTTAAAAATATAATGAACAACGGAAATTTAAAATGGTATAATCCTGTAAAAGGATTTGGTTTTATTACACCACAAGGTGCAACCAAGGACATATTTGTCCATATCACAGAATTCAAAAAAGCAGGCATAGTTGAAGACTCTATCGTTGAAGGTATGGCATTAACATACGACGAAGTAGAGTTTAGGGGTAAAACTGTAGCCGGCAATCTCAAAAAAGCCTAATCCTATGAAGTGTACTCAAGGCGATGTAGCCCACATCACTTTTTCCATACGACCACAAAATGTTGGTTTGATAGTAAAAGTAAAAGAGTATATAGGAAAGTTTGAAAAAGGTGAGCAATTCCAATTCAGAGGTATGCCTTGCCAATGCTTAATATCTGACCATTACTGGTGGATAGAAGCAGAAGACATCACAACATTACTTGGGCCAAGTCCCCAAGCCTACATAGCAGATAGTTGGTTAGAACCAATTAAACAGCCTAAAAAAGCAATAAAAGTTAAAAAAGAGGTTGACATCTTAGCCTAAAGATGTTTAAATAGTATTGTAACGTTGAAGCGTGGCGACAACGAACTGGACCCGGGTGCAATTCCCGGCACCTCCACCAATCACTTAAAACACATCATCGGTGTGCTTTGAGGGGGTGATGTAGGATCGACAGGCGGATTAGGCATTGTGGAGTTACCGGTAGGCGATGACCGTAAATCAAGCAAAACTATAGACGCAAACGAAAACTTTGCTCTTGCGGCCTAATTAGTTAGGCTACGGGGTTGGCAACTTACCTGGCAACAGAAAAGTTGCACTTAAATTGAACTGTAGAAGGAAAAACAAAATGGCTACATATATCACAATTTTAGGAGCCGCATTTATTATAAATGCAATCCATGTAGCAATCACAGGACACCAAGTTATGCTCTGTGTCTCTGGCTGTAATTAATCAATAGGGGTGAAGTGTTAATGGTTGCACGTCAGACTCCAAATCTGAAAGACAGGGTTCGATTCCTTGTTCCTCTGCCAATTCTGGTTGACATTATTAACTAAAGAAAGTATAATAGTAATATGAGAATAATAAATCTAACCGTGCCTTTTAATCATACCATTATATATGATTACTATTCGCCACGTGATGAAAGTTTAATTTGGAAAGAACTTAATGAATTAAGTCCTGTTCTTGCAGACAAAAGAGCAACAGGTGATCCGCGAAGTAATGGAATGCGTGGATTGAGTTTGGATTGGCATTACAAAGATGATAGATCCAAAAGTCATACACTTCAAGCAAACAGATTAATTTATAATATCACAGATGAACTAAAAGAAAATCCTTTTATGAAATATTTGGATATGGCTAATGAGGATTTAACACAGGTAAATTACTATCCAGATGGCAGTTCATATGCACATCATGCCGATCATGCAACAATTAGTGCAGTAACTACATTTTGGAAAGTACCTAAAGAATTTACAGGCGGAGAACTAAAGTTCCCTGAGTATGAATATAGTCCGCACATGGATAACAATACTATTATCCTATTTCCAAGTTTTGAGCAACATGAAGTATCCACAGTTATTGGTAAAGGGCGGTTTTCGATCAACCAATTCTACTTCATTAATCGTTGACAAACACCAAAATATATGTTACATTATTAATACAATTTTAACTTTGAGGTACTAATTATGACGATGCATCTTGAAAGAGGACTTACAACACTTAACACTCGTAAGCCTAAGAAGAAAACAAAATTCACACAAAAGCAAATCGAGAAGTGGTCTGTTGAAATGCGAAAGCATAACAAACAGATGCGTAGGATTAATTGTCATCATATGCAAATGACACTTGATGACTACATCGATTACATTCACGGACGTTACAAACGTAAGACTCCAGAAAGAGCAGTAACAACTCCTTGGCATGATTCGGGTGTATATCGTAGAGAAGCAGAGTTAGACAAGGCTCCAAGTCTAAGAACAGAGCAGTCTTTTTCTCCTTGCACAAAGAAAGAAGTTATGCATTACACAGGCGAACGTAAACTTGTAGGCATCGCAATGATGCATAAGTCTAATCTTGTTCCTGTGTTTGCTGATGACGATGATAAGACTGGACAAAAACAAGCAACAGAATATGCACAAATGCGAAGGAACTAAATGGGGAAGACTGTTAAACACTTTTGGAATAGAGTACGGAAACCTGTACTTGTAATAATATTAATGATAGGAGTTGGACTTGGTAGTTATGGAGCCGGTACTTTCTTTCCTAACTTTTGGGTAGAGAATAATATTGTACAAAAAGCCAAGGCTTCATTTCATAATGAATGGAAAGCATTTGGATTTCAACAGCCAAGTATTGAATATACAAACGATGTTGAATTCATTAATGGCATAGGACGTTGTGTAGACTTTTTAAACATGACTATTGAACATGAAAAACGTGTTCCTAAAATGATTATTATAGCAATGGCTGTTTTGGAAACTGGCTATGGTAAAAGTAGATTTGCAGTAGAAGGCAATAACTTATTTGGTTACAGAACGTGGGATCCAAAAGCACCACAACTGAAACCATTAGAACTTCCTGACGCAGAGTTTGGTGTAAAGAAATACAAAACCAAATGCGATAGTGTGAAGGATATGATTCGTAATGTAAATGAATATCATGCATACGAAGAATATAGAGTTGAACGTGCAAAACAGTTTGACTCAGGTAAGATAGATTTGGATAAGCAAATTGATTTGCTTTCTGAATGGAGTACAAATCCAGAATATACTAAACTTGTTAAGATGAAAGTTAAGAAGATCAAAGACATTTTGGCTAAGAATAAATTGGCAAAATAGTGGTTGACTTTTTATATAGAGTTGTATATACTGTTAAGATAATGAATAGGCTAACAAGGAGACTAAAATGAAAACATTGGCAACGTTGACCGTAGCAACACTAATTGTTACTGCTGTCGCAACACAGGCAAATGAAACTAAGAATCCAATTATTAAGGATGTTGAGAACGCAAAAGAATTTGCGGTAAACAACAAGGTATCACAGTTTGTTATTAACGAATATAACAAAACTGTTGCGTTCCAAAAAGATAGTTGGCAACAGGCTAAAGATCAAACGGCAAATAACAAACAACAAATAGTTGGCATCTTTAATAACATCAAAGACGCATTTACACAACATTTTGTAAAGGAAGGCAAGTAGATGAAAGGCGTATTAAAAAATGCAGTATTAGGAATTGCTCTCGTATCCATGTTGGGTGCTTGTAGTACAATGACTACTGTTGCTGAAAGAGACACTTATGCAGAACCTAATTGGTATGCAAAGTGTAAGCAGATCGGATCAGAAGGAGGCTTCTTGTTCTGGTTTGGTACAGACTATGTATATTCTTGTGGTAAAGGCGTGTCATGGAATGACCAGGCGGCTGTAGCACAAGCAAAATCTTTCGCATACAAAGGCGTTGCTGAAAGAATACACAGTAATATAAAAGCATCTACAAAAGTAGATATCAAAGACAACGGTAAGGTTACACGAACTTATGTTGAGCACATTGTAGATAAAACTGCAATTAATCGTCAACTCGAAGACGAGAAGTTTACTTTTAAAATGGGTGATACGTTTCACACATTTATGAGAGTGAAGATGACTAAAGACGTATTTGAGTCTTTAATTGCTCAAGCAAAAATGTCAAAGAGTTAGACTATGTATAATATCTTTGTATATGCACTCGTAATCTGTTTTTTCATCATGCTTGGGGCCTGTAGTTCGGCACCCAAGAACTTGGCCAAGGCTCCTCAGTATTGTTATACTGACGAAACTATTGAGACCACAAACGGTGAAACAAGCAGTTCAACCAAAGTCGAATGTACTGATAGACCCAATCTAAAAAATAATATGATTGTGAAAACAGGCGTTGCAGACTCTTGCAGACCACACTATTACTATGTTACTATTGCAGGTAAGCAAGAACAAAGACGTGGCTTTGTATGTCGTAAACTTGATGAGAATGGAGAACATGGTGGTTGGGAGATTATTAATCCTAAGTTTATGTATTAGTTTAGCGGCCTGTGGCACAACTAAACGTACCTACGTAAGCGACTCTGTAGGCAGTAGTGCTAACACAAGTTATTCACCTAATACTTCATACATAAACATGGTAGCAAACTTTGCCAAATGGAAGGCATACAAACTTCCTGAGCATGATCAAATTCTACAAGAACAAGCAGTATTCTTTGCATTAGACAATCTACAAGAAGGTGATATCACCGAGTGGATTGGAGAAAGCAATTCAACACATGGTAAGGTCAGTGTAGTAATGACTTATCCGATGGGTGGAGGGTTTTGTAGGGTTTTACTTTCACAAATAAACTATAAACAAAAGGTTCGTAGTTTTAAGGAAACCGCATGTAAGAACGGAAGTTCGAAATGGCAATTTGTTAGATAAAGTAGCATAAATGTTGTGGTTATAACTACGATAAATATTACGTTAAGGAGATAACTATGATATTTGGATTCATTACCTTTTTAACTGCATTAACAATTAGTGCAGTAGCAATATACTATTCCGTAGCAGGACTGGCGGCTATCTTTGCCGCGGCTGTTATCCCCATCATTGTTATGGGTGTATCACTTGAAGTTGGTAAACTTGTAACGGCTGTATGGTTGCACAGGTATTGGGACAAGGCCGCTTGGTGGCTTAAGACTTATCTTTCCATTGCGGTATTTGTTCTTATGTTTATTACAAGCATGGGTATCTTTGGTTTCTTATCCAAAGCACATATCGAACAAACAAGTATGTCGCAAGAACAAGTTGCTCTTATAGAAACACTTGACGACAAACAGAACAGAGCATTAGCAAAAATTGAAAGATGGGAATCAGAACTTGATCGCTTAATGAAGGGCGAAGATGTTAGAGTAGATAGCCTAATTGAAAAAGAGCAAATTGCACTCAAAGAACTGTATGCACAAATTAAAGACGAAAAAGATACAGCCAGACAAGATTCAGACAAACAAATACAACTACAAAACGATAGATTAGAACAAGCCAAAATACGTAAAGAAGCAGATATTAAAGCGGCCAAGGATAGATTCGAAGGTAGTTTAGGTGGCGGTTCTAAATATGACCAAGCAGTTGAAAAAGCAAAAGCAAACGAATTAAGTGTTGCCAGTTCAGCACAAAGAGAAATTAGAAAGATTAACGAGAATCTAACAACTGTACTTGCAGATATTGATACCAAGTATGTAGACAGCATTAAAAAGATTAACGATAGAATACAAACGTTACGTAATCAAGCAAACACTAAAACAGTAGATATTGACAGTCGAGTAGATGAACTTGAAGGCTTTATTGAATCAGAACAATCAAAGATTGATGAAGTACGTGAAGAAAAATTTGTGTACGAAAAAGAGTATCGTAAATTAGAAGCAGAAGTAGGTCCAATCAAATACATTGCAGAATTTGTTTACGGGGAGAATGCTGATAACAACTTACTTGAAGAAGCAGTACGTTGGGTAATCATTGTTATTATATTTGTATTTGACCCACTTGCAGTATTACTACTAATAGCATCACAATATACATTTAACTGGGCAAGAGAGAAAAAGGGCGGAGGTAGTTTGCCCCCAAAGTCCGATCCAGATAATTCACCAACCAGTCCCACTCCTGGTTACACAGATGAAGAATGGGACCAAGCACACAGAGAAAATTACGAGTTAGATCGAGCAAAGAAAATCGATACTAACGAACCACCTGAAATTGTTAAACCTGAGCCTAAAGAACAAACTCTACACGAAATGGCTATGGAAGGATTCGAAGAAGAACAAAAGCAACGTGCAATGGAAGAACAGAATGAAGAATGGGCCGAGATGTATGCACAGGCGGACAATGCACTACCTAAAGAAAGTGTTGCAGAACAAATTGAAGAGGAAACACTTAAAGAACTTTCTAATTTGGACAAATGGAACGAGTGGGTAGAGAAAGCAAATGAAGAAGCAGAAAAGAATCCAGAAGAAGAAGTTGCTAAAGAAGATGACACAATAACAGGCATTGGTGCTGTCAAAGGATCATTTAAAAAAGCAGAAGAAGAACTTCAAAAAAAAACTCCGGAAGGAATCAATTACATGAAAAAGGAAGGCACCAAACAGGTCCGAAAAACCAGTACACCGAAGTCATAGAGCCTTACACTCAAAACGCAGAACAAGGCGATAAATCACTTTTCAAAGACATCCTTAAAAGACGCTAATAAGTACTTGCATGGGAAAAGAATTAAAAATGAATCTGATCACTGCTCCGGATACATTGCAAAATGATAATCCAAGCATACTTCTTGTCAACCCAAGTGACATAGATAAAAACCAATTTAACGATATTGCAAAAGACTTTAAGAGCGATATCAATTTATATCTTTATCAAGAAGACGTACCAGAGGATACCGACCAGTGGCTAATAAATGCCGCTAACATAGTAGATCACATTTACGTGAATTTAGACAACTCAAAAAAAATTGAGTGGCTAAAAGGGTGGTTGTTGAAGTTTAACAAAACTTTTTACTTGACAAACACCGACCATATGCCGTATAATATTATTAATGTTAACAAGGTGTATGATATGACCCAAGTAGCAGAAGGAGTAAAGTACTTTGAGGTATGATAAAGGTGAGAAGAAAAAATATAGAGGATTACACGTTGAAGTTAGAAATGGGGACTTTAATAGTGCCCTACGCAAATTCAAACGTAAGGTCAGTGAAGACGGTGTGCTACTTACACTAAAGGATAAACAGGCTTATACAAAGCCAAGCGAGAAACGTAAGATGGAAAAGGCCGCAGGTCGAGCAAGACATCTTAAGAAGATCGCAAAAAGGAAAGAGGAATATGGCTATTGAACTAAAAGCAGATTTATGGTTCCCAAGTATAGTTTGGGCAACATTAGAATTAGGTGCAGACATTCCCTGGCTTAAACAGTATGCAGATCAAATGCGTAATGCAAATCCAGATGGCGTAAGAATTAGTAACTCCGGAGGTTGGCAAAGCAATAGCATTGAATGGCCTTTCTTTAATGATAAAACATGTCCACCTGAAATGATGAAGTTACAAAAACAACTTGATGAAGCAGTTAATATTGCATCTAAACAAGCAGGCTTTCCACCATTGCATATGAATAATATGTGGTTCAATATTAACGGACACAAGGATCATAACTTACTACATGATCATCAAGGAAGTTTAATCAGTGGAGTACTTTACACAAATGTAATTGACCCAGACAAGATGGGTAACATTGAATTCCATAGAGAAGATAGTGCAGTACATTTTATTCCACCACTGGATAGATACAATCACTTTACAAGTACAAAGGGATCCTATGCACCCAGAGACGGATTGCTATTGTTATTTCCAAGTTGGCTAAAGCATAGTGTAAACAGTAATATGAGTAAGAGTGAACGTTATAGTATAAGTTTCAACTATGGCGTTGGAGCACCACAGAATATGTGGGAGCCAGAACAACAGAAACCAGTTAGCGATGAACAAAAGTAATTTATTTGAAACACCATTATGGCAAAGTAAGTTGCCCGACAGCATAGACACGTCTTGGCTTATAGACATGGTGTATGAAAAATATGCAACAGGTAAACTTAATGACTGTAATGGATTTCAAACATTTGATACTGAAGAAGAAATGAGTTTTGCTTTTCCGGTTCCTAAAGGTGTACAGTTACAAGAGTATCTTGATAACATGGTAAACAATGTTGCCAAAGAAATGGGACTACCAATGTGCAGTTTGCTGAACTACTGGCTAAACATTAATCCAACAGGTGCATACAATAATTTGCATAAGCATAGAAATGCTTTGCTTGTAGGTAACTTATATCTTAAGGTACCTGATACTTCCAGTGGAGGCATTGAGTTTGTGCGTGATGATGACGCTGACTATTATGTTCCTACTGATGCAGAATACAACCCCATAGTAGGAACAAGACTTACTATGCAACCACAAGAAAGAGATATTCTTGTATTTCCTGGCTGGCAACCTCACGCAGTCAAGACTAATAAATCATCTAACGATAGAGTGAGTCTATCATTTAATTACGGAGCAATCAACCAATGAGAATCGAACAAGATGTTAAGTTAGATTATAAAGACGTACTATTTAAACCTAAAAGGTCTAAGTTAGAAAGTAGACGTGATGTAGACTTGACTCGTACGTTCAAGTTTCATAATAGCGGAAACGAATGGACTGGCGTACCTATCATGTCAAGTAACATGGACGGCGTTGGTACATTTGAAATGGCAAAGGTACTACAAGAACACAAGATGATTACTGTTATGCGAAAGCACTATTCAGTAGATGACTGGAAAGAACAGAGCCAAGGTGTTAAGATGAAGTACCTAAGTGTCTGCACAGGTACAGGAGTTATATGGGATCCAGACGCTCCTGATTATGCTACAATGAAAGAAGTATTGGCAATGTATCCAGACATCAAGTTTATTACTATTGATGTTGCAAATGCTTATCATGAAAACTATGCAGACTTTATCGCAAGGGTTAGAGATGCATATCCAGATAAAACTATTATTGCTGGTAATGTTATATCAGCAGAGATGACAGAAGAACTTATTATCAAAGGTGCTGACATTGTCAAGTGTGGTATTGGTCCAGGATCAGTATGTACTACACGACTAATGACAGGTGTTGGTGTTCCGCAACTATCAGG